CTACCGTACTGGTGTTGATTAAGTTTTACAACTACGACTGCGTAGGTGCCAAATGCATTTTCAGGAGATGTGTCGATACCAACAATCTTGAATGTCAATGCGGCGGTTTTGGCGATAGAAGCGGAGCCCAAAGACCCGTTTGACACGCCAGAAGTTGTGCTACCAGTAGTGGAAGCAGTTGGGTCAGCGTTCTTACCGATGTTAGCTGCAACGACAGAGCCGTCCGCTTGCACCAAGAACAGTTGACTTGGATCATCCAACACTTCACAAATAATGATGCCGTTCTCGGTCGTAATGCTACCGGGGTAGTAATTCTTCCAAGTTGGCTTATTTGCACGGGTTGGGTCGTTGTATTGAACGCCATTAAAGACGCCTGTTGGGGCGCCATGTGTAGCGGCATCATACTTAATGATATAACCATCATATACGACGACTAAGTCGCCTTGATAGATGGCTCCGGCCTGACCGTTAGCAATCGAGTAGCCATACTGCTTTTGAGCACCAGTGGCTGACAAGTTACCAACAGGACGCAGACCAAAAGGCTTATTTACGTTTGCCATTTGTAGCTCCTACAAGTTGTGGTTATCAACCTTGCGGTTGACGGAATGTTGTGCGCGAGCTCCGCTCTGGAGATTGGATTCGCATCGAAGAGTGTGCGTTTTCACGCATTAACTCGTTATCTACTGCCGACAACTGATCCTGAGCCTTCTTACGGAAATATTCAGCGCGCTCTTTTATGGTTTCTTTGGGGATTCTTGCAAGCAAGAGACCACCAACAGAAATCACACCAGCGTGCTTTCCTTCTTCTACTGTAGGAAGCATGTCCTGATATTCTTCAGATACTTCCTCTAAGCGAACGAGTTCATAACCTTCGCGCAACTTAGAGTAGACGTTTTGTTTGTCTGAGTGGCCGTTGACTTCTGCACGAATCCAACGGTGCTCATAACCTTCAGGGGCAGGAGGCGCGTCAAGACGTGAAGGGGGTGCCCATGGCTTGCGTCGTTCATCCTTCGTACGAGTGTTCGTATTGCGGGATGCGCGATCGATAGTAAGTTCTTTGCTCATGTTTTACTCCTTTACGTACTTGGCATATTCCTCGAGAGGAACGCCCAGTTTTTTTGCAATAGCAACCTGACTCGGCGATAACCGGACAGTTCTGCGCGCACTATTTATTCCCGAACTACGGGTTGCAGGGGCAACAGCAGGCGCGGAACGCTGTTGTCTGGATTGGTCAGCAAAGTGCTTCGGAAATTCATCACGAAGTCTTTGGTCTAGCTGAGTATAGTACTCATCTGAATCGGGTTCAATACCCTCTTCCTCAAGTAATGTCTGATGGATGCCCCAAGAAGCATAGGTCAGCATACGATCTTTGCCGTACCAAGTATTTCTGGCCGCCCAATCTTCAGCTTTAGGACTAGGTGGTCTAGCCTGCTGTTGGGGAGCCTGTTGCTGCTGTGGTGGCTGTTGATACTGCGGCTCAGGCGTGTATTGCTGTTGAACCTGTTGCTGATTGTTTTGGGGCTGATCCTGCAACCACCCAGCAACTTGGCGCTGCTCATGGATTAAGTTAGTTAAGCGTTCTTGTGCCTCTGTCTCAGTATCAATATCATTCTCCTCACGTGCCTTCTTAATAATCTGGCGTAGAGAAGTCTGCTGAGTGTCCAAACGTGCTTTGGCTTCATTCAGACGACTGAAGTCGGTCTGTACAAGCTTTTGCTGCAGTGTTTGGGTTTGGTTTTGCAGGCCTTTTGCGTATTCCAAAGCCGCTTGTTCACGGCGTTCGGCTTCGCGCATGCGAGCTGTTAGTTTAGAGATGCGTTTTTGAACCGCATCATTGACAGACTCGAGCTCAGACCTACTGGCCTGTTCCGGCTGTTCTTGGGTTTCTATTTGGGGCTGTTGCCCGTCTTTTTCATCAACTTCATTTTGGACAGAGACGTCAGTGGCCTTTTCATCGGCCCCTAAGTCAAACTCCAACTGATCGTCGTTCATTAGTGTTGCCATTGCTTACCTCATATGTGCAGAATATCTTCTGGGTCCTTGATCGTCGCCAAGATTTCGTCATCGTTTAGGATGCGAATCTCGCCGCCGTCGATGGCCATCCGCGCACCCGCGTAACGACCAAAGATAATCCAATCACCCTCTTTACACCACGCACCGGTGGGGAACTTCGCTTCATCCTTATAGGCAAGCGGGCCAACGGATAACACATACGCGCACGTAGTGGTCAATTGTTGGCGTTCTAGGGTCTGATCGGCTAATTCAATACCGCCTTTGGTTTTTCTAGCACCTCGGTACGGTAGGACAATCACGCGCCAGCCTGTGGCTTGAGGCAAGTGTTCTCGAATGTTCGAGACTTGCTCATCGTGATCTTTACGAGCTTCTGCTACAGCAAAGGCATCTGCTGTGGCCTGTGCGACGGCTGCGGCGGCTTTTTCAGCCTCCTCAATCGCCCATTTCTCTTCTAGTGCAGTCATTTCAGTCATCTAAGTTCCTCTTGTAGGTCAGGGTTTTTGTTCAACAAACCATTTACGGCTTCTCTCACAAATCTGTAGCCCTCAAGACGGCCCATCAAAAACTTGTACTGCTCCATATCTTTCACCTTACCCGCAGTGACGATGTCCTGCGTATCGCGCTCTAGTACGCGAATGGCTTTGTGCAGATTCTCAACAAACTCAAGCATGGATCACTCCAATGAAGCAGACAGATGGGGCCCTGTCTGTAGGCAATGCGTGCATTATGCACGGGTTTCTACGCAATTTTTACTTTTTTGAACGCATCTTTCCGATAAACGTACTTAACGTCAGGTTGTAGGCTGGGAGCTTTGGTACGTTTTGGCTGCCCGGTCAGCATTTTGCTGGTCGATTTGGCTGGCGTGTTGGATTGCGGTTTGGGCGATTTGCGAGGCATGTTGCGCTCCTTGTTGATTCATTTTCTTGTGTTCTGTACCGTGTTGAGCTTCAAGCTTTTGGTAGTCGAGCTGTAGTCTGGCCGAAGCCTCTTGTTGGTCTGCAGCTTCTTGCTGTTGATCAAGTTGCAGCTTGGCAGTATCGATTTGATTGCGTTGCTGATCGCGTTGAGCGTTTTGCTGCAATTCCTGCTTCTTCAAACCAACTAATGGGTCCTCTTGGTTGCCCATCATCTCGGTTTGCTGTTGCTTAACCTCTTGGAAAAACTGTGCAGTCTTGACCGCAACCATGGCTTCGCGCTGTAGCGCAGAAATGATGCGATCTGGGTCCGTGCCGTACTGCTTAAACAACTCGGCTTCTACATCCTCTTCCGCCTTGAATTTCAAGTGCTCAAAGATATGCTTTTGCAAGTTGACAGCGACGTTTGGCATGGATTGGACCAAAGGCGATAGGCCCATCATCAAGTGAGCCATGATGTGTGCATCGTGCTGTTGACCAGCAAAGGCTTTGAGCGCCACACCGTCCAAGACCTGTGCGTTCTCGCTTGCAGGGTCCTTTGGTTTGTCCACGTTGGTGCTATTGAGCAAATCATCAATGTCGCGCACACCGATTGCCTCGTACATGCGGCGATATGCCTCATGCATGTTGTGCATCTGCGGTGCGCTTTGTGCCAATTGCAACTGTGTCTGCGCCATGGTGATGCGCTGTGCCACAGAGAAGATGTTGGGGTCGGAAACAGGCAGAACATCGACGCGGCCGTCAAAGTCTTTCTTCTTAATGATGCGACTCTCGCCGGGGACGTCATACGGGTACTGATCAGGCAAGAATTCGCCAAAACCTTTGGCTAAAAGTTGGAATTCCAACTTCTGGCTGTAGTGCATGCGCTTGTGGATAGAAGACATGACCGCGCTGCCCTTCTCAAGCAGTGCGATAGTCGTTCCAACGGCGGCATTTTGGTTGCTGTCGCCCACTTGCATGTCTGTGATGCTGGCCAAGCGTCTGCCAGAGTCCACACAGGCACCCATGAGCGCAAATAGCGTCTGGCTTGGCTCTTTGTATGGCAAAGGCAAGATAGAAGCTTGTAGGTCCGCTCCGCCCACGTCAATATCGCGCCACTCACCCGGAGATAACGGCACGTCATCGTTCATGATACGTGCGCCCTTGGCTTTGAAACCTGCAGGCAGGTTAGATAGCGTGCCAGAGTCAATCAACTGCTGCAAAGCAGAGGTAGATGTCTTTGTTAGGCCACCAACAAGGTGTAAGAAGCCTAGACCATAGGCACCGGGGCCCTGAACCAATAAATAGTGGATGTAATACTGTTTGCGGCAGTAGCGGTCATCGCCTTCTTCCCAGTTACGGCGAACACCAACTACATCATTGGTGGTTTCATCCACTGTAACGATGTAAGGCAAGGCAATTCCTGTCTCTTTGCCGTCTTCATCCTTGTGCTCAAAGCCTTCCAAGTCCAAATCAACTTGGAACTCCAACAAAGTCATCTCTTCTTCTGTTGAATTAGGCTGAACTCCTACTGTGCGGTCCACTTCCTTCTTGATGATGCTCTGTCCGGCCTCACCAGAGGTGGTTGGCATGGCAGTATCAAGGTATTGGCCACGGAATACCGCTTTCTGGTAGTCGTTGGTGGACATGTAGACGCGGTGAGTGATACGTGAGCACTCACTCATCACAGAAGACCCGTTGTACGGGATGTAGAGGTCGTCAGGCAGCACTAATTGGCTGACCATGCGGCCTTTATTCTCGTCGTAATAGATTTTCTTGAATGCTGAACCGCCGTAACCGACGTAAAACAGCATCTGGTCAAAGTTAGGGGTGTACTCTTCCATCACCGTAGTGATTTGGTAGTTCATGTAGTTGCGAACACGCTCTGCTTGCGCTAGTTTTTCGCGTGTTTCCTTGCCCAAGACCTGTGTGCGCACTGGTCCTTCGGCTGGCATCAATTCTTTGAGTGCTGTGGACTGGAATTGAACGATAGATTCGGTCAAAAGTGGGTGAGACACGCCGCACGCGCCCTTAAACGGCTTAGTGCGCTCCTCAAAAGTGAAGCCCAAGAGCTTCAAGCCCTTGCCATACTGCTCTTCCCACTCTTTTCTTGACGATTTATCAGCATCAAACAGCGACATCAGGTCGCCGGACATGGTTTGCAGGACTGATGGGTCGATAACTTCAGCAAGATTGCTATCAAACGGGACTTTGCCGTCTTCTTTTTCGCCAATTTCAACGGTTGCACCGCCTTCATCATCAATTTCTATCTCGATATCAGGCATCGGAGCGTCTGTTTCTAGTTCTACGCTCAGTTCGCCCGCAGGCAAGTCGTTGTTTCGTTCAATAGCCATGTGTGTTCCTTAAATGTACGCTCTGTAATCAGTGTTTGATTTGTCTACAGAACCGCCTTTGGCGAATGGTACTCCAGTCTTCATGATACGCGCTGCGGCCTCTGGGCTCCAAACTATTCCCCAGACTGGCACCATCTCTTGGCTCTTTGGGTCACGGGTTTTGTTGCTTTTTGGATTTGGCAACTCAATACGTCTGACCTCAAACCCAGAATCTTTTCCACCCAACTCTTTGACAATTTGTTTTAGATTTGGTTCTATTTTATTTACATAAAGCTGGGGCTGATTAGACTCTTGCCCGGGGAAAGTTGCAAACTGTTTTCCGTCCCTAATAGCAGATTGAATTGCGTTCTTCATCAT